CCTTAACGCAGTTCTCACGAGTCGGTGACCGCTCCAGCATCAAAGCGGCTGCCTCTAATGACTCGCGATGCTCGGCCGTCTTTTGCTTCTTGGCCGCGATGCGAAAGCGTATCGGCACGATCATCTGGATGCGCAGCGTGTTGACGCGATCCTTGAACTCCTGCGTATCCAGCACGCCTTTGGAACCCAACTGCGCGAGTCCGAGTCTAGTTAGGCCTTTCGCTCGCGCTGCATTCGATGACCAGTTAGAATCGTTGAGCCTGATTTTCAGCAGGCGCAGCGATTCGTGAACGCAACCCGGATCATCACCGTGAGGCAATCCCAGCGCGTAACAGACGGCGGCTTCAACACAGAACTTGCCCGGCTCTGGTTCGCCCAATCCGTTGACCAATCCGTGACTGAAAACCTCAATCAGCTTCCTGGCGTGCGACTCGGTGATTTCGATATTGCTCACTTGTTGCTCCCGATCTATCCGCAGAGCCCAGTGCGCTGCGTGGGGGGAGACATTACAGCATGCTGTACACAATTTCAAGCAAGCTGGAATGAGTGAGTATTTTCCGTCCCTAGGGAGACGCCTACTTGCGCTAGGTTAAGAACGCTGGGATGGTTGCCGACGGGGGTCGATAGGCAACAAGGACTGTACGAATGCGCCTACGAAGAACGAGAACGTTTCTAATCGAAAACGTCGTTTATGTTGAATTCAGCCCCTGGGGCGTTTCTTCGAAGCCTGGACCGGCTTGGAGAGCTCTGAGGCGCCGCGGCCGGGGCCGAACACCAGGTAGTGTGGGTCGGTATCGAACAGCTTGGCGAGCCTCAGGAACGGCAATAGCTTCACGTTCTCGGTCTGGTCGAGTTCCCATTGAGAGACAGCGGACACCGTGACCCCAACGAGGTCCGCCAGCTGTCCCTGAGTCCAGCCGCGCTGATCGCGCATCTGCTTGATTCGCTGACCCATAGTTTCCATCTGCCCTAAAGCATAGGCAGAAGGGCGTACAGCATCCTTGAAGTTCAATTCCAGCATGCTGTATGCTTGCCGCTATGTTGACAAACACCGCTCAGGCTTATTTTGGTGGACGCCGCGCCGATCTGGCGCGTGTTCTGAGTAACGACTGGTCGGCATCTGCCGTCTATCTCTGGAAGGGAGTCGTTCCACTCGCAGCCGCCAGAAAGCTCGCCGAAATCACCAAGGGTGAGCTTCAGGTCCTCGATGACCTGTACGACGAGAAGGGCAACATCGTCAACCCCGCAGACAAGATTCTCAAGCCTGTCAAGAAGCGCCGCCGCAACGCCTAACAACTCGTCGAGGTATTTTGCCTTGTTTTCAGCCTCGAAATGCGACTTAACAAAGATTGTTAGCTGGCCATTCTGCATGTCTGCAAGTATCCCTAACAACCGTTGTGCGGTCTTGTACGTTTCTCCCAGAGGCGCACAAGCGTGAACCAGTCGGCGCTTTTCCACGAAACGATCTACGACGCGCTAGGCGCGGACATCGCAGCTGCCGGTGGCTTCAAGGTCGTGGCTGGAAAGCTCTGGCCGACAGAGGCCGGCACGACAGCCTCGACCAAGCTTCGTAACGCCATCAACCCCGAGCAGCCCCACAAGCTGTGCCCGGACGAGATGCTGGCCATCAAGCGGCTGGCGCGGGAAGCCGGTTCTACGGCAACCATCGATTACGAAGCCCAGCAGCTTGGGTTTCAGGTCACATGGGTAGATCCCAAGGACGAAGGCGACCAGCTCCGCCGCGACTACATCGAAGCCGCGAAGAACATGCAGCGGCTGGCGGAACGGATCACCAGGGCCGACGAGCGCGTGCTCAAGGCGGTCAAGTGAAAAAGCGCATCAGGATTTCTGTACGCGGAGACAGGCCTTTCGAAATCAAACGCATTCAGTGGGACGGCCATATCGTCGCCGGCACTGATGGAACGATGGCTGTTACGCGTGAGGCGCGCGGCTCTCCAGTGAAGCCTGGGAAGTGGTGGACCCCTACCCATGTCCCCACTGGGAACACAGTGCATTGGCTGGTCACAAAGGATTTCAGCCGCGCTGTTAAGAACGCAAAGCGCCTCCATGCGTTGTTCGTCAAGCACGGCATGCCGGTGAAAAGTCCCAAGCTAGGCGACCACTTCACGCAGGCTCTGAAAGACGAGGCGCACAAAAAGCTCAAGCCGAAATGGCTAAAAAATAGCGTGTTTTGCGCATGACGCATTTTCCCCCATCGTCCGCAAATCTGCGCCCCTGTCTGTCATCCGCCTATCAGCGCGCTGCTCATAGCCATGTCGGATGTTGCCCTTTCCGTATCGATGATGGGGGAGGGAGATGAGCGAGCCGACCAGGCCAATCCTTCGATACCACGGTGGCAAGTGGAAACTGGCGCCCTGGATAGTCGGCCATTTTCCGCCTCATCGCATCTATGTTGAGTCTTTCGGCGGGGGCGGGTCTGTGCTGATGCGCAAGCCACGGTCGTATGCCGAGGTCTACAACGACAAGTGGCCGGTTGTGGTGGATGTCTTTCGATGCGTTCGCAATCCGGATACCGCCGCAGAACTTGAACGGCAGCTAAGGCTCACGCCATTTGCGCGCGATGAATTCTTTTCCGCTTACATCGTTGAAGGCGATGACCTGGTCGAGCGTGCGCGCAAGTCAATCATTCGTAGCTTCATGGGTTTCGGATCAGCCTCAACGAACGGCGAACACCTGACCGGGTTTCGCGGCAATTCAAACCGCTCAGGTACCACGCCGGCGCACGACTGGGTTAACTGGCCTGACTGCATCAAGGCATTCACCGAACGATTGCAGGGAGTTGTGATCGAGAACCTGGACTTTGCCGAGCTGATATCTCGGCACGACTCAACCGATACCCTGATCTACGCAGATCCGCCGTACACGCATGACACGCGAAACATGGCGCGCGGAAACTCAGCCTACGCTCACGACTTCACCACAGAAGACCACGAGAGGCTCGCTGCCGTGCTGCATGAGTCACCCGGCATGGTGATCGTCAGCGGATATCCCAACCCGCTGTATGACCGCCTATTCGCCGGATGGGAGGTTCGCGAGTGTCGTGCATTTGCTGATGGCGCTCAACCAAGGCGCGAGATGTTATGGCTCAACGGCGCTGCTGCTCGTGCGCAATCACAACAGCGGATGTTCGCATGACCAAGGTCACATTGTCGGCTCGCCAGGAGCAGGTGCTCCAGATGCTGATCGACGGCTATCGGCAAACCGACATTGCCCGTGAATTGGGCATTGCCAATGCGGGTGTGTCTATGCACTTGGGGAAAGCCGCAAAAAAGTTCGGTATCCCAAGCTTGAGCGGCAATGGACAGGCTGAGTTGTTTCGCATTGCCCGCGTTTATTTTGTGCGAGGCCAGCCAGCTACTGCTGGCACTTCCCCGGAGGTGCTCGTGGCCTCCGGATCTTCTGGAGACCAAGTTTGAGCGCGCGGAAGGCCATCAGCAAAAAGACCCGCTTCGAGGTTTTCAAGCGCGATCTATTCCTTTGCCAGTACTGCGGGGCGCATCCCCCGGAAGTCATCCTGCATGTCGATCACATCATGCCGGTTGCGGCCGGTGGGACGAACGACAGCGACAACCTGACGACCGCCTGCGAGGCCTGCAATCAAGGCAAGGGCTGTCGTGAGCTCACCTCGGTTCCTGAGCCGCTGGCGACCAAAGCCGCTCGAGTGGCTGAGGCAGAGGAACAGCTACGCGGCTATCAGGAAATCATGAGCGCCCGCGCCGAACGGCTTGAGGACGAGAAATGGCAGGTGGCCGAGATCCTATGGCCTGGATGTTCTGAAAATGGCGCCGACCGCAGGAACCTGCTGAGCATCAAGCAATTCATCGAAAAGATTGGGCTCTATCCAGTGCTTGAGGCCGCAGAGATCGCCAAGGCATGGCGTCCATGGGGTGGCTACAAGATGTTTCTGTACTTCTGCGGCGTGTGCTGGAAGCGAGTTAGAGGGGAGCAGGTCTAGTGGCCCGCATACGCACCGTCAAACCAGATTTCTGGACCGATGCCGCAGTCGGTGAGTGCTCGGTGAGTGCTCGGTTACTGCTCATCGCATCGCTGAATTTCGCCGACGACTACGGCGGTCTCGACCGCTCGTCGAAGCAGCTCAAGGCTCAAGCCTTCCCGTACGACAACATTGACTGCGAGCCCTTGGTATTGGAACTGCTGCGGAACGGGTTGTTCGTCGAGTACGAAGTCGATGGACGGAAGTATTTGCATATCAAAGGTTTCCGTAAGCACCAGAAAGTTGAGAACCCTGCTAAGCCTCGTATACCTCTATATGAGAGCACACCGACGCCTACGCAAACAATCACCGAGGCCTCACCGAATCCTCCCCGAGTGGTTGCGGTCTCTTCTCTGGAAGGGAAGGGAAGGGAAGGGAAGACTAAGAGCGCACCTGCGGTGCCGGCATGGTTTTCAGAATTCCGCCTTGCGTACCCACCGAGGGCGGGATCGCAACGATGGCGGGACGCTGAGAGGGCGGCGAACTCGAGGCTTGCCGAGGGGCACGTCGCACGGGAACTCATCGACGGCGCGATCCGCTACGCCACGTACTGCCGGGCGTTGGGGAAACTGAAAACCGAATTCGTGCTCCAGGCCGCGACCTTCCTCGGCCCGAACAAACAATTCCTCGAGCCGTGGGACACGCCTGAAACGCCGGCATCTCGCAACGCCGAACTACGAACGCAAGCCGACCTACGCGCATTCGCCGAGTTGAAGTCTCGCGCCGAACGAATCGGATACCGCCAGCCACTGGAGGGCGAGGATCTGATCGGCTACCGAACACTCGTCGAGCGTGCTGAATCAAACACTCCACGGAGAGTCACGCAATGAGCCAGCGCCTAGCTATTCAACGATACCTTGCCATGGGTCACGCCATCACCCCCCTGCAAGCCCTGGAGAAGTTCGGGTGTTTGACACTCTCGCAACGCATAGGGGAGATCAAGCGCGACGGCTTCAAGGTGCAGAGCACGATGATTCAAGTCGGCTCTAAGCGCGTGGCGAGCTACACAATGGCGAAGCTATGAGTATTCGTCGGCGCGCAATCAAGGCTCGGGTTGATCGCGACACGAGGTTAGCGCGACAGCTTGCAGAGATGGACGAAAGCTTGTGGCGTATGCAGGCAGTGATAGATGAAGCCAAACGCGATGGTCTGAGCACGTTGTCGCGCTACGAGTTCTGGCGCCGATATCACGCAAAGGCAGCCGCATGACCCCCCACATCTGCTCCTTCTGCCACCTACCTACCTGTCACGGCCACGCATGGCACAGACACTGCTGGCTCACGGTAAAGCGACGAGATCCTGAGCAGATCCAGTTAGGCCGGTTCATCGCTGAATTTGTGTGGGATTCAATTTGCGCACTTTCGCGGAGAAATAGGGCATGAGCTTCAAGGTGGGAGATTTGTGTGTCTGGACTGATGACGCTGGTGGCTCTGTAAATCCGTTAATCGCCGGTCACGAGTGCACCATTTTGAGGGTCGTGGACACGCCTAACGGCGAATACGAAGTGGAGTGCCCAACTTATCCATCAGATATTCCAAGCGGGTTGTGGTGTGCATTCAGAAACCAGCTGCGAAAAAAGGACGAACCCCAATCAGACTTCACCGCAGGCGATTGGGAGCTATGTCCGTGGCAGCCGTACAAGAAGCGGGAGATGGCATGAGCGCGGTTGCAGGATTTTTCATCATGGTTGGCTTATTCGTGCTGGGTAGCGACATCAGGCGGGCAGCCAACACTTTGGCGAATGAGCTGCGGAGAGTCAGGTAATGCCACGCTGGGCCAAAGCTCGTGACAAGAACGATCTCGAAATCTATCGAGCGCTGGACGAGGCTTACTGCGCCCCTATTCGTGGCAACGACTGCGACATCTACGCCCGCCACCGCAATGGTCACGGCATGTTGCTGGAGGTGAAAACCACCAAGGGACGCATGAGACCGATCCAACGAGAACTGGCGATGCTGTTTGGAGATCGCTACGTAGTCGTGAGGGATGTGGAATCCGCGCTGATTGCTTGCGGGATATCGCCATGATCCGCACCTGTAACTGCTGCAAGCTCGAAAAGCGCTTCTTAAGCCTTCATGCCAATTGCAAGGATTGCAGAATCATTGCCAGGGGAAGGAAGAAGGCGAAAAAGGCCACCAAATTGCTGCGTGCTGGTGGGTAGATGCCAGCCATCCGCAAACTCTCCGACGAGGAAATCCGCTACGCGCGCTACGTCGTAGACAAGCGCCGGGAAGCGCAGCGCCTGGCGGATGAGTTCCCGACGCTCGATGAGTTGGCCGAGGAACTGCACGTCACGCCTCGGTACCTGCGGGACATTCTGAATGGCAGGGCGCGAGTGAGCGATGGTTCCACGGGAAACATCCTCACAGCGGAAGTTTGTTCGTGAGTACTCTCATGCTCCGTGGCCAAGCCCGTGAAACTCACCGCAGCCGAGCGGCGCACATTGAAGCGCCTGCTGGCAAAGTCTGGCACGTTCGTTGAAACCCCGCTTCTGAAAGGCGGGGAGGGCAAGACAAAGAACACCGGCCGCGCCTTCTGGACCGACGGCACGCATGCCTACCTGCGCCGCAAGAAGGCGAACCCCGGCATCATCGAGCGCACCGACGGCAAGGTGAGGCGCGGCGAATACCGCCACGTGAAGACGAGCGATGACGTGGAGATCTACGAGATCTCGGACGACTCGCCATTGCGCCGCAAGAAGCTCGCACTTACCGAGATGACTGACACAGCGGTGGAGCGATCGATCGTTGTGAGCGCATGCGAGCGGGATTGGAAGACGTTCTACGACGCTGTTGGTGAACTCTCGTACCGCTACAAGAATGGCGGATTGCCGCAAGGCACATCAGAGCTCATCCTGCAGCAGACCATGCAGTACCTGCACCTTCGCATCAGCCGGCGTGGTGGTCCATCGCCTGGTGAGATCGGGCGCGAGCTGGCAGGTGTACGTAAGTCCAGAACTGGCTCTCAGGTGTTTCTGCCGCCTGCATCGCATCTGGAGCGGCACTGATGAAGGGCGTCAAGCCGCCGAATGCTGGCAAGGGCAGGAAGCCTGGGCAGACCAACAAGCTCACGCGCGAGCTCAAGGCAATGATCGAGGGCGCTCTGCAGGATGCTGGTGGCCAAGCCTATCTGGCCACGCAAGCGAAAGAGGAGCCTGCTGCGTTCCTCGCTTTACTGGGCAAGTGCCTGCCGCGAGACGTCAATCTCGGTGGCGGCTTGAAGCTCTCGGTCAATCTCGTTTCAGACAACTCGGTCGCTCGTAATGGATGACCAGCTGACCATCACGTACCAGCCGCCAGGGCCAGTCGTTGCAAGGTTTTTGGCCTCGCGCTCTTTCGTGCGCGGTATCCGTGGGCCGTTTGGTTCTGGCAAGTCCACAGCCTGCGTCATCGCCATCCTGCAGCACATTCTCGAGCAGCGACCAGACACCCGTGGTGTCCGGCGATCGAAGTGGGCGGTGGTACGTAACACCTACCCAGAGCTCAAGACAACCACGATAGCGACCTGGCACGAGATCGTTCCGCAGAATGTTGGTCACTGGGTTGCGCAAGGTCCACCCACGCACACGCTGGAAGGCGAGCTTGACGACGGTACGAGCTATCAGGCCGAGGTGATGTTCCTTGCGCTCGATAGCCCAGCGGATGTCAAAAAGCTGTTGTCGATGAACCTGACTGCTGCTTGGGTAAATGAGGCGCGCGAGATCCCGCAGTCGGTGATCGATGGGCTCACGGGGCGTGTCGGTCGATATCCGTCAGAGGCTGATGGCGGTTCGTCGTGGTCTGGCTTGCTGCTCGATACCAACCCGCCAGATACAGATCACTGGTGGTACACGCTTGCCGAGGGTGACGCGACCACTGCGGGCAAGGCCGAACTCGTCGCGAGCATTGCGCGTACCGAGGAGGAGTTGCGCGAGAAGGGGCTTCTGTCGCCAGATCAGAAACTCTTCGAGTTCTTCGCCCAGCCTTCTGGTCTGTCCCCGGATGCTGAGAATGTCGCGAACTTGCGCCCCGGCTACTACATCCGATTGCAGGCCGGTAAGAGCGAGGACTGGATCAAGGTCTATGTGCGTGGTGAGTATGGCTTCGTCATGGATGGCAAGCCCATCTATCCTGAGTACTCAGACAGCATGCATTGCGCCTCGGCCATCATCATGCCGTTGGCGCTCAAGGTGGTCATTGGTCTTGACTTCGGGCTCACGCCTGCAGCGACCTTCAACCAACGGCTCCCGAATGGACGGCTTGTGACCTTCCACGAAGTGGTCTCCGAGCGCATGGGGGCGAGCCGCTTTGCAGAAGCTCTGGCGCCAGAGATCGCAAAATTCTCACGCGTCCCCGAGTGGGACATCGTTGGTGACCCATCGGGCGACACACCCTCGCAGACCGACGAACAAACGGTGTTCCAGATCCTGCGCGCCAAGGACATTCCAGCGAGGCCAGCGCGTACGAATGACTTCACGATGCGCCGAGACGCTGTCGGCAACGCGCTCGCACGCCTCGTCGATGGCAAGCCTGGAGTGCAGATATCTCCTAATTGCCATCGGCTGAGAAAAGCGCTCGCGGGCGGCTACTGCATGAAGCGCGTGATGACGTCAGCGGAGAAGTATCGCGACAAGCCCGACAAGGACATGAATTCGCACGTCGCCGAATCCCAGCAGTATGCGTTCATCGAGATGGGTGAAAACCCGAAGGTGACGCTCAAGATGAATATCCCAACCGCGCCCATCCAGCATCGGATGAGCAACTGGTCCCCTTTCGACCGGAGATAACCCATGGCATCTGCCGAATCCCTGCTACGCGATCTACTTGGTCTGCATGACTTGGGCAAGAAGAACCTGACCAACGACTACGAGGCGGTCCGGAAGATTCGCCGCGAGCAGGACTCGAAATGGGAGGAAGCGCGTGTGCTTCTGAACGGCGAACCAGCAATCGACAACAAGCCCCGCACTGCGGGTGAGGCCGAGCGCTGGAACAAGCGGGCTGCGGCGGTCGCTCAGTCTCGCAAGAAGTCGGCGTAAGACCAGAGTGACCGATGCCATGGCTCAAGCACCACACAGCGTCCCTCATCGACTGCATAGGCGCGTCGCCTGTCGATTGGTACCTCGTGTATCGGGACATGGACAATCAGCGGCATTGGCTGGCGCGGATCTTGAAGCGCGGCTACCAGCATGTGTTCGCCCTGCGGCGCGACGGGGCTGTGTGGGTGGTGGTGCAGCCCACGTTCTCCTTCATCGACGTCGATCTCATCCGCAACGACCTTACGCCCTGGCAGCTGTTTCCCGGCTTCGCGATCCAGCACGTGACCGTGATGCGCCGCGCGCAGTGGGACATCGGGGAATTCACCTTGGGGCCACTTACCTGCGTCACTCTCATGAAGGCGTTGTTAGGTATCCGTGCCTGGCACATCGTGACACCGCATCAACTGTTCAAGCGTTGTACTCAGATCCATCGGAGTAAGTCATGGCACTCGGTAGAAATTTGAAGGCTGGCTTAAGTGGCGACCTCAAGGGTAAGTGGGAAGGCCACCAAAAGACGCTGAAAGGGTTGAAGCCTGAAGCACCAAAGCCGACAGAGGCGGAAGTTGCGCTAGAGAGTCGCCAGCGCGAGGAGCTATCGAAGCTCGATGACGAGGAGAACGTGCGTATCAAGCGCGGTACTCGCGGCCGGCTAGGCACCCGCATGCTCGCGAGCCGCCGCGCATCACCGCGCAGTTCGATGTTGGGTGGTGGTGCTAGCACATCGGCTGGCGGATCGAGCGGTGGTGAAGGCTACTCCGGTCGCACGGGTCGTGGCATGGCGCAGAGCAGATCTTAAATGCCGCTCATCGCCAAACTGCCGCGCGAGCTTGAGAACGGCGAAGCGCTGATCACGCGCCGCGCGAAGGCTGCGGCTCGCAAGGATCTGTGGCGCGACTATTACCGAGAGTGCTACGAGTACACGATGCCGCAGCGCGAGACGTTCAACTTCTACGCACCAGGTCAAAGAAAGAACCTGCACCTGTACGACTCGACGGGACAGGAGATGACCTACCTCGCAGCCAACAATGCGCAGGCGTTGCTGTGCCCGTCGTGGAAGCACTGGGCGCAGCTCGCCCCTGGCGGCGATATCCCGAAGGAGGAACGTGAAGATCCAGACGTAGTGGAGCAGCTACAGGAAGCGACAGACATCCTGTTCAACTACATCAACCACAGCAACTTCTCGACGATCATCCCCGAGGTGTTGCTCGATTTCATGGTGGGCACCTGCGCCCTCACCATCGATGAGGGCGAGGACGATGATCCGCTGGTGTTCGATGCGATTCCGCTCTCCACCATTGAGCTCGAAGAGGGGCCGAACAGCCGCATCGAAACCACGTGGATGAAGCGCACACCGCTCGCGCGCAATCTAATCCGTACGTATCCCGGCATGAAGATGGCAGACCTTCCAGCTTCATTGCAGGAGCAGATTCGCAAGAAGCCGGACACCGAGGCGTCCGTTATCCAGGGCTGTGTGTATCACCCGAAGGACCGTCACTACTACGGCGTAGTCGTGCACGAGGCGTCGAAGGCGATCATCTGGCGCTACGACTACGAGGATTCAAGCCCGAAGATCGTGGCGCGTGCGTCGGTCGTAGCCGGCGAGATATACGGCCGTGGGCGGGTCATGATCGCGCTGCCCAACATCAAGACACTGAACGTGATGCAGGAATACATCCTGCGCCAGTCCGCGCTGCAAGTGGCGCCGCCCTACACAGCAGTCAGTGATGGCGTGCTGAATCCATACACCGCGCAGCTTGTACCAGGTAGCGTGATCCCGGTTGCCAGCAACGACAACTCGAACCCGAGCCTGCGCGTGCTCGAGACCGGTGGCAACTTCGTGATTACCGATGCGATCATGGAGAACCTGCGCGCCACGGTGCGCCGCATCCTGCTGGGGCCACAGCCGAACGACGGGCCGGTTAAATCCGCAACCGAGTGGGCCATCACGGATCGCAATCGGCTGTGGGACATGGGCTCGGAGTTCGGTCGTTCGCAGGCTGAGCTCTTCTCGCCGATCATCGCGCGTTGCGTGTGGATCTTGCAGAAGCGTGGAAAGATGCCGCGCATCAAGGTCGATGGCAAAATGGTGACGCTCAAGTACGCCTCACCCTTGGCGCGCGCGCAGGATCAGGAGGACTTGCTCGCAATGGGCCAGTCGCTGGAACTGATGACAGCCGCTGCTCAGGCCGGTGGCGAGGCCGCCATGGCGGCTATCGCAACGGCCCTCAAGTTCGAAGCACTGCCAGCCTGGATCACCAAGCGCACTGGCCTCGATGCATCGCTGGTCAGATCCGAGAGCGAGCAGAAACAGGTGGCCACCACCGCCGTGCAGCTCGCGCAACAGGCGCAGGCTGCTGAGGCTGGCGTCGTTCCGCCTAGCAACGTCACGCCCATGCGCAGGGCAGCATGACCTTCGAGCAGACACCGGAGCAGCGCGCCGAGCTACTGGCGAAGGCCATCGACTTCGCAGGCGGCTACGCGCGCAGCTTTGCCCCCGAGGTGTTGCAGCACCTGTATCGCTCCATCGTTGAGCACACGCTACCGCCAACAGCCAGCTTGCAAGAGCACGCCGAATTGAACGGCCAGCGCAAGCTAGTGATGGGCATCATTCGACAATACCAACTCGCCACCACCGGCAATACGGATACACCATGGCAGACGATCCCAGCGCAGCCCCAGCAGCAGCCAGCAGCGCCCCCCAAGCAGGCGCCCCAGCGGGCCAACCGGCAGCAGCGTCAGAAACGGCAACGCTCTTAGACCAGGCTGTTAGTCCGGCCGCTCCCGCTGGGGCGCCAGCTCAGGCAGATCCAGCAGCTGCCGACTGGTTCCTGGCCGATGGCATCAAGGGCACGGACAAGGCGCCGGAATGGTTCGACAGCAAGAAGTACAAGACGCTCGCCGACCAAGCGAAGGCATACCCGGAAGCGCGCAAAGAACTCGATGCGATGCGGGAGAAGATGAAGGGCTTTACCGGCGCTCCAGACAAGTACGAACTGAGTGTGCCTGAGGAACTGAAAGACGAGCTTGAGTGGCTGCCGGACAATCCGCTGCTCAACCAGTTCCAGTCAATTGCGAAAGAGGAAGGCATGTCGCAGAAGGCGTTTGATCGCCTCCTGCACACCTTCGCTCAATACGAGCATTCGAATTCGACCGTGGATTTCAAGTCGGAGATGGCGACGCTCGGCGAACGAGCCAACGAGCGCCTGCAGGGATTCTGGCAGTGGGCGGAGTCCACGTTCGATGAGGAGACCGCAGGCACCGTCAAGAAAGCGCTTGGCGTTTCAGGCGCTGGAAGCCGTGCGCTCAGGAACCCGCCAACCCGCGATCCAGGTTGCTAACGATGCTGATGGTGGCGCGACGTCGGTTGAATCGATCAACTCGAAATACCGCACCGTCGATCCCGCGACCAAGAAGGCGCTCATTGATACTCCAGACGGACAACGCGCGTATCGCGCTGAGCTCGCCAAGGTCGTTGGCACCGGAGACCACAAGGTCATCGTGGGCCAAAGGAAGGCCGGCTAACTTTCTCGCGATACCTCCTCACGCCGGAACTTTCCTTAGTCATATATTCACCCCGCCTGCAGTAGCGGTCACCTCCTCGTGAGCCCGTGAACGCAAGCCGTAAGACGTAGCGCGCTGCTACGAGATTCGGCCCGTTTACCGGTCACCCGAATCGAAGACACAAGTTTTCGATTTCCCTGGAGGTAGCTCAGATGAGCCGCTTTTTAAGTGCCGTTGCCAATACGGAGTTCGACTCCGAAGTCAAGCACGCCTACGAACACGGGATGAAGTTGCGTCCCACCGTGACCGTGCGCTCGGGTGTCGTCGGCGACACCTATCGATTCCGCAGCATGGGCAAGGGCCTCGCCCGCCAGCGACCAGCCCCGTCGTCCGATGTCACGCCGATGGACATCACCCACGCGCAGCAGACCGCGACGCTCACCAACTGGTATGCGCCGGAATACACCGACATCTTCGATGCCGCCGAAGTCAACTTCGACGAACAGCGCGAGCTCGCATCCGTCATCGCCAACGCGCTCGGTCGCCGCGATGACCAGCTCATCATCGATGCGCTGGAGGACGGCACGCCGACTTCCACGGTCGATGAGGACGTGGGCGGTGCAGATACGGGACTGAACCCCGACAAGATCCGTCGCGCCTCACGACATCTCAACGAGCGTGGCGTGCCTGGCACCGAACGCACCTTCATCCACACCGCAATCGGTCTCGAGCAGCTGCTCGGCGAAACCGAAGTCACGAGCTCCGACTACAACACGGTCAAGGCGCTGGTGAACGGTGAGGTGAATTCGTGGATGGGCTTCAAGTTCATCCCGATCGAGATCCGCACGGAAGGTGGCCTGCCGATCGACACGGGTGCAACCCCGGACGAGACGCACAACTTCGCCTATCACAAGGCGGCGGTGGGTTACGCCTGCGGTATCGATGTGAAGCAGGAGACCAACTACATCCCTGAGAAGGTCTCCTGGCTCGCCAACGGGATGCTCAAGTGCGGAGCGATTCCGCGCGATCTCGACGGCTACGTCGAAGTCCAGACGGTGGAGGTCTGACATGGCTTACGTGAGAGACAGGCTCGCCAAGATTGGCGGCGGTTGCGGTGGCGCGCCGACCCTCTGGAGTTACAAAACCGACGACACGGCAGCGACCGTGGACACGGCAGCGTACTTCAACGAGGACGGCTCGCCACTCAAGCAGAACGACATCATCTATCGGGTGACGGTCACCAACATTGATGCCTCAAACGAGGCGGTGTCCACCTACGGCACGCACATCGTGAACTCGGTGGTGCGTGGCAACCCGGACGTGATCGACGTGAGCGATGCGACCGCCGGCACGATGACCGACACGGACTGACCCCCTCTCGGCGGGGCTTCGGCCCCGCCTCTTTTTCGGAGGCACGATGAGAGTTTTTTCCCTCACGGAGAATTCGAGGCGGGTGAACTTGGTGACGAGCCACAGCCGTGGCACAGCAGCCGCTGGTGCTGCCGGCACCATCACGCTGCAGAACCACCCGGATGTGACGGCTTCATTCCCGTCAGACAATCACGCCGGCATCGTCGGTTCCGTGATCGTCGTTATCTCTGGCACTGGCGCCTTTCAGGCGAAGAACGTGGCGAGCTACGTTGCCGCGACACGTGTCGCCACTATGGCTGCCAACTGGCCCACCACACCCGATGCGACATCGGTGTACCTGATCATCCATCCGACGGCGGCCATGGAGTTGAACTTCAACAAGTCGCTGTTCAACGGCCTGAGTCCTGGCGGTATCGATCGACTGGCGAAGATTTTGGGCGAAGAGGCGCGAGAGTCGTCGCTGATGACCTGAGGTTGCCGTGCCCATCGTCACGCCGACCAAGATCAGCCTGATATCCGATGCGCTGGTGCTCCTCGGCGAGAAGCCGGCGTCGTCGCTGACGGAAGATCGCTACGGCATGACGGTGGGCTCGAATCTCTTCGAGGCCATCTATGAGAACGAGCTCACGTCGAACCGCTGGCGGTTCGCGATGACGAAGGCGCAGCTGTCGCAGTTGGTCTCGGTACCGCTCAACGAGTGGAAGCACGCCTATCAGTTGCCATCCGACATGCTGATGCCGATTGGTGTGTATCCGAAGGCGCAGTACGAGATCTACGCGGATCATCTCTACACAAACCGTTCGACGGTCGAACTCGACTATCTATTCAAGCCAGATGTGCCGGAGATCCCGCCGTACTTCGCGCAGCTGATGAGATACGCACTGGCGCGCGACATGATAAAGCCCATCACCGAGAGCGATACGGGCGTGTCGATCATGCAGCAGAAGTATTCGATGCAGCGTGACCGGGCGATGTTCGCAGATGCGCAAGGTCGTCCAAACATCAGCATTCAGCACTCCCCGTTCACAGCGGGCCGTGATCACACATCGAGGTAGACATGAGAAGCCTTTTCACAGCCACCGGTGTCGCAGCTGCTGTCGGCGAAGCCAGGAACCTGCGCGGCGCGCGCAACGCGACGCTCGTCATCAGCGGGCTCACCGTAGAAACCATCGCGGTTACGAGCCGAGTCGGGGCCGTGGTTGGCACCGGGCCGCCAGCTGTCGTTGCTGCAGGTACGTTCAGCGCCAGCGCTGCACTTACGAACGGCACGTTCGCCCTGCGTGATTTGGCAGTGGACGCATTGATCTTCACCAAGAGCGCAGGAGCCGAGGCCGTAACGCTCACGTTGCTAGCCACCTGAGGGCTGATGCCCCGCGTCCACTACTTGCAGACGTCTTTCGTTGCCGGCGTGCTCGATCCACGCATGGCGGCTCGTACCGACGTGCGCCAGTACTACCAGGGGATGAGTCGTGGCGACAACGTCGTGCCGGTCCCGCTGGGTGGCTGCAAGCGGCGACCAGGCCAGAAGTATGTGGCGGCGCTCGGAACGCAGCAGACCGCTGTTCACACGAGTGCGACCGAGACCGCGCCGAATGGTGGCACGGCAGCGAATGCCTCAGATGACAGCTGGGACACAGCGGTTCTCACGACGGTCAATATCTCGACGACCAACCCATACGTCGTCGTGCACTACGATCTCGGCAGTGCGCTCACCGTGAACTTCGTGGATGTCGTCGGCCTCTCCATTACGGCCGGCAGTTCCGCTCTTGAGTTCGCCGCGCAGAGCTCGACAGACAACGTCGCCTGGACGACGCAGTTCCTCTTCACGACCGTTGACACCATTGATCGCAGCCGCCGCGTCAATATTGGCTCGGTGTCCGCCCGCTACTGGCGCGTCGCACGCATTGGCGCCACAGACCTGTCTACCGCCAAGGCGCAATTGCGGGATTTTCTTTTGTGGACGAATGCTGCTGCGGTATCCGAGGTGCGCCTAAAGCCCTTCGCGATCAGCACCGATGATTCCTATGTGGTGTCGTTCACCGACCGCAGCATCGGAATCTACGAGACGGCTGGCGATACGTTTCTCATGAACGTGCCGAGCCCGTACGCGAATGCGCAAATCGATGAGGTTGACCACGCGCAGGCTGCCGAATCCATGATCCTCACTCACGAGGATGTAGCGCCGCGCCGGCTGCTTCGTGATGCGATTGCGGTCAATTGGGACATCGAGCAGGTCGAGTTCACGAACATCCCTGACTTTGACTTCAACGACGCGCTCTCGCCGGCCGTGACGAATGACGTGCAGGACGTGACCTTCACGAACTTCGTGGAGGGCAATACCTTCGCGCTAGAGCTCGAGGGGGCGCGTACCGGCGTCATCGTCTATCAGGGCGTAGGCACTGCTGCCGCTCAGGCCGCAACCGCAGCCAACATCGCGCGCGCTGTGCAGAAACTATACACGGTGGGGTTGAGTGGAGTTGCGTGTGCATTCACTGCCGGCACCACGTTCCGCATCACCTTCGGTGAGGACTCCGCCGACAACCACCAATTGATCTCCGGCACGCCACTCACCGCAGGTACCACTGCCGCCATTACGGCTGTGAAGATCGCCAATGGCGTATCACGCCGTGAGCCCGTGTGGAGTGCGACCCGAGGCTGGCCGCGCTCATGCACCTTCCACGAAGGACGCCTTTGGTTCGGCGGATCGCGCTCGTTGCCGTTGTCGCTCTTTGGTTCGGTCGTCAACGATTTCTTCAACTTCGATCTTGGTGCTGGACTCGATGATGACGCGATCTTCATCACGCTTGCCACGGCACAGCTTAACAAGGTGGTCGCGCTGTTCTCCGGCCGCGACCTTCAGGTGTTCACTTCGGGCGGAGAATTCCGATTCCTCTCATCCCCGATCACGCCTGCTACCGCTGCACCGAAAAACCAGACGCAGTACGGGGCGGCGCCGATCAAGCCGGTGTCCACAGATGGTGCAACGGTATTCATCCAGAAGACCCGCAAGGTGTTGCGCGACTTCCTGTTTCGTTACGAGGAAGACGCTTACAGCTCGGTCCCGCTGTCCGCTCTCTCGGCGTTCCTGCTCTCCGATGTGCGCGACATGGCCGCTTGGCAGGGCGATACCTCAGACGATGCCAACCTCGTGATGCTGGTGAATGCGGACGGCACACTGGCCATGCATGTGACCTTGCGCTCACAAGAGATTGCGGCATGGTCGAAGTGGACGACTGCCGGGCTCTACAAGGCAGTGTGCTCGCCAGAGAGCGCCCGGTACTGCGCGGTGCAGCGAACCATCAACGGCTCAGATGTGCTGTATCTCGAGCGGTTCGATGAGTCATATCGTCTGGACGCGGCCCTCAGGGTCACGTTCGCCTTGCCGGGCCAGAGCTCAACAGGCGGGCTCGTTCATCTGAACGGCGAGCTATGCCGTGTCCGTGATGGGAATATCGTGCTGGACGATGCGACGCCGGCCGCTGGCAGCGTGAACCTCACTGGCGATGGGGCGGAGTATTTCGCCACAGATCTTGAAGTCGGACTTGATTGGCAGCCCGTGATTGTCACGATGCCGCTCAACAACGACTTCGGCAACGGCGACAACTTCCTGCGCAAGAAGCGCGTCGTCAAAGCGCGCATCGATGTCTACGAGTCCTTGGGACTGCTCTACAACGACCGGATTCTTCCAGACGATTACTGGGATCTCGACAGCTACGACGAAGCACCGGACCCGTACACAGGCGTACATCCGCTTGAAGAGTCCAGCAACTATGTGGAAGGAGGGCTGGTACAGACCATCAGCCAGCGTGACCCACTGCCGTTTCACGTGCGCGCGATGGATATCTCCGTGGAGACCAGCTGATGGCACAGGCATTGCCCTTCATTTACTTGGGCGCCACCGTGCTGTCTGGCGCGGCTGCTGTGTACAGCCAGAAACGCGCTGGCGCACTGCAAGCGATTGCCTACAAGGAGCAGGCGAAGGACGAGGAATTTTCGGCGCGCGATCGGGAGATCGAGAGGCGCCAGCGTCTCGTCCGTGCGTTGGCTTCACAGAACGCAGAGGCCGGCGCGTTGGGAATTGACAATACCGGTAGCCGTCGCGCCATGGTGCTCGATGACGTCAAGCGCGCACGCTTCGATGACCTGACAGACCGAGCCATGACAACCCGCAGGGCCGCATCGTTGAAGTCCGCAGGCCGCGAGGCGCGCAAACAATCGAACATCCAGGCCGGCATGACGCTGTTAGACACAGCGGGCAGCGCCGCCAACGCGTGGCCAGGCTGATGGCATCGCGCTACGAAAGGTCCGTGGCCTACCAGCCGACTGGCGCGAACTTCGCGCGGGCGAACACAGCTGGAAAACTGGCCGATGCGCTGTCGGAGTTCTCAGGCCGTGCAGGGGAGATGGGCGCGCAACTGCAGAGCGCGCGCGGAACTGCGGCTGGTGCGCAATCAGAGGGCGTGCCTCAGCCCAAAAGCTCGGTGACGGCCTACGGCCGCGCTTTCAACAACGCCGCCACCGCCGCCTATAAAGCCCGCGCGCAGATCGACATCGAAGACACCTACGCGCGTCTTGAGCGGGAGAATCCGACAGATCCGATGGCCTACGAGGCGAAGTCCGAGGGGTATCGAAAGGGCTTGCTGAAGCTGCAGCGCGACCCGGTGTTGCGTACCGAGATGGACATTCTGTCGGCCAGTCGTGCCTCTGAGGGACGCCGCCGCGTGGCCGATCAGGCGCTCGCCGTGGAACAAGACAGCCAACGCACCGACATCCTGAGCGGACTCGATTCGATGGTGCAGGCCGCGGCGCGCAAGGTGCCGATGGAAGGGCCGCTTGCCGATGAGGCGATGGCGGTACTTCAGACCAACATCAACGAATCCCTGCTCGCCGGCCAGGAAGCGGGGCTTTTCAGCGCCTCGCAGGTTCGGCAGTTACGCGACAAGTACGCAGAGACCGCGCAGCGCGGCTTCCAGAGCGGCCAGGTCAACACGCTCGCTTCCTCGATCATGGGCAAGTATCAGGCGGATGTCCGCGCCGGAGATCGTGCGCTTGCAGAGCTTGACGGGCTCGAGCTGGATGACGGAACAAAGATCGAGGTACAGGAGGAGGTTCGCAAGCGCTTCGGTCTCATGCAGGACGAGCGCAAGCGTCAGTACGTCGAAGCCTCCTCCGCCCTGCACCGTGACATCGAGGATGGCGACCCATCGCCGGATGCGGAGGGTGCGGCCATCGCTCTGTACCGCAAGGGAGTGTATTCGCCTGCCGAGTACACCTCGATCTTGGGGCGCATCGACACCGCGCGCGCGAAGCACGCCGAAGACGAAGCAACGATCACCAACATCGAAAACGCCTTCGTGAATGGCGTTCGCCTCGATCCCAAGAACGAGAAGGTAGTCAAAGCCGTGGACAAGTGGTTCGCCAAGGTGGCGACCGCCAACAACCTCGCGCCCGGTTCCGATGAGTGGACGAGCTACGCCGCGCAGATTGCTTCCCGTACCAACATCCTGCCGCCACAAGCCATGAGCTGGGCACGCTCCTCGCTGCTGTCTGGCGAACCCGAACTCGCATCCTCAGCAGCCAATGCGATGACGCGTTGGTCGGATGCGGCGCCCACCGCCTATTCGTACTTCGACGACCCCAACATGAAGGCGTACGCCGATCAGGTGTCGTCGATGGTGCAGGCGGGGGCGTTACCTGAGACAGCGGTGGAAGTCGCGCGCGCCAACACCTTCGACATCCCCGAGCAGCGCAAGAAATCACTGGGATCTGCTTACACCAAAGAGAAGTACGCAGAAAGCAATGCGGGCGACCTGAAATCGAAGATGGACGGCGACGATGCGTTTGACCGTGCGCTTCTCGCAGGCTCTCCGACCCCGCCGCTTGGCATGCGAGACGAATACGAGCGCTCGGTGCGCGCCTACTACGACCGCACCAACGGCGATATCAATAAGGCACGGGAGCTCGCGTGGAAAGACATTCGCGGGGTCTACGGCTATTCGGAGGTGAACGGTGAGCCTGAGGTAATGAAGTACGCGCCAGAACTCATATTTCCTGGCATCGATGTGAAGGTGATTCAGGCGGATCTAGCTGAGAGCGCGAAGGCTGCGGGCATCCAAACGCCCGTACGCCTGACACCAGCGCCCGCGACCGGCGACACCAATGGTGTGCTCTGGCAACTCACTACGACAGACGAGGATGGCTTCGAAGAGGTCGTTCTGGATGAGAAGAACCGACCTCGGGTTTACGCCATCCCGACGCAGACCGACGAGTACGTGCGGGCGCAGGAGGATGCGAAGAAGAAGGCCGTGGCGGATGCGCGCGCGGAGAGCGCGAAGCGCCGCAAGATTGCAGAAGAAATGGCGGAGCTGGGCTCGTTCCCTGGGTACTGATATGCCGCTCGTCCCATACGAAGCTTCCATCACTGCGCGCAAGCAGACATTGCCTGCGCAGCCGCAGCCGTTAGATCTGCAGCGCCAGGCTGACGAGGCGGCTGGCGATAAGAATTCGTTCATCGACTTGGCGGCATCCGCACTGCGCCAGAACAATGTGGTGTCTGGTATCCCGCGCCTCGCCGAAGGGTTCGATGATGTCTACGACCCCAATTACGACCCACTCACCGAGACCAACCTTGCGGGTTATGAGCCGTACGCGGAGCGCTTTATCAACAGCGGAAGCGTTCAGGAGAGCCAGCGCATCAAGGGGCGCATCCACGAGGAGCTCTCCGACCGCGAGGTGATTCGCCAAGCCGGAGCTGCTGGTATCGCAACCAGCATCGCATCTGGCGTCATCGATCCGGTGACCGTTGCCAGCATGGCCTTGCCTGGTACTCAAGGGCCGCGTGCAATTCGCATCGGCAAGACAATCCTGTCGTCGATCGCGCTGGACTCAGCGCAGGAAGCGATCCTGCACGGTGAACAGTCGCTGCGCACTCTCGGGGAATCCGCCATCAATGTCGGCGCCGGAGCGTTGCTGACAGGCGCGCTTGGAACACTGGCGACGAGAGTTCCGAAGGATGAGTTCAACGCCCTCAAGGCGGACCTGAAGCGCGCGAGTGACGCCTCAGCACCACACTTGGGCGAAGTTGAGTCCACTGGCGGCGCTGCCCGCGTTGGCTTCGGCACCACGATGGAGGATGAGACGATTGCGAAGGGCGGGCAGGCGATTGCCAAGTCCATCGGCGCAATCAACCCCATCGCGCGTGTCATGACGTCGATGTCGAAGCGCGCCCGCATTCTCATGCAGGAAGTGGCTGATGTTCCGTTCCTGCTGAACAAGCACTTGAAGGGCGTGGCGACGCCACGGTCAGCCGAAGGCGAGATCCTGGGTGAGCAGGGCGTGCGCTACCGGCTCATCAAGGAGACCGACGCAGCTTACGCTGCGCACAAAGCGGCTGGCGGGGCATTGAAACGCGGTGAGTTTGGAGAGGCTGTGGCCTCAGCACTGCGTCGCGGTGATGAGAGCGCGGTGCCAGAGATTGCACAGGTTGCGAAGTCGTACCGCAAATACTTCGATGATTCGTTGAAGCAGTTGAAGGCTGCTGGCCTGGTGGGCGAGGAGTCGGCGGTCAAGTTCGCAAAGAGCTATCTGCCGCGCCTCTACGATCATTCGAAGATCCGGGTGAGTCGTGTCGAGTTGGAAGATGCGCTCAGGGACTGGTTCAGCCGTTCCGGCGAGGTAGACAAGGCCGAGGTGAATACTGCGGTCGCAGACGTCATCGACACCATCAACGGCAGTCTCCGAGATCACGCGCAGATCGAGCCCGGTTTCGTCGGCAAGGCCGGCAACCTCAAAGAGCGCACGCTCAACGTCCCCGATGAAGTGCTCGAGCCGTGGCTCGTGAACGACGTCGAGAAGATCATGGAGAGCTACATCCGCTCCGTGACACCGCAGATCGTGATCAAGCGCAAGTTCGGCGATCTCGATATGCGCCAGCAGATGCAGGACGTACGCGACGAATATGTCGCCTTACGAGAGCGAGCCAAATCCAGCGAAGCCAAGGACGCGATCACCAAAGAGATGGAGGCGACGCTTCGTGATGTACAGGCGGTACGCGACATCCTGCTGGGGAAGTTCGCAAAGCCCGCAGACCCCGATTCTCTGCTGGTCAAGACCGGTCGCGTGTTTCGCGCCTGGAACTACGTACGGCTCTTGGGCGGTCAGGTGCTGTCATCGCTACCGGATGCCGGCCGTATCGTGGCCAAGCATGGCTTGGTCAAGACAGGCGCCAAGATCGCCCGCCTGGTTACCGACTCGAACCTGCGCAATCTCACCAAGGCCGATGCACACCGCGTAGGCACCGCGCTCGACTACGTCCTAAATACGCGCGCAGACACGTTGGGTGAAGTCGGCGATGAACTGGCGTCGTCCAAGTTCGACCGCATCATGCGCCGCGAGTCCAATCGGTTCAGCCGATTAACCGGCATGGCGTCGTGGAACAGTGCGTTGAAGACTCTTGCCGTAGGGCTCGAGCAGGATGCCATCGTGAGGGCGGCCAAGGGCGGAGCACTGACGAAGTTTCAGCGCGGGCAGTTGGCATCCCTTGGTATTGGCGAGCGGATGCTGAGTCGTATCGCCAAGCAGATCGACAGCCACGCCGAGGACGCAGATGGTCTGTTCCGATCGAATGCCGAGAAGTGGACGGATCGCGAGGCGGCCACTGAGTTTGAAGGCGCGCTGCTGAAATCCGCAGATACGCTGGTCATGAACAAAGGCGCGGGCGACGTGCCTCTTTTCATGAACCGCGAGATCGGAAAGACGCTGTTGCAGTTCAAGAGTTTCGGCATGGCGTCCGTCAACCGGATGCTGATCCCGATGGCGCAGGGGCTGTCACACGGCGATCTCGCCACTATGAACGGCGCCTGGATGATGCTGGCGCTGGGGGCGATGGCGAACGCCGCGCGTGATGTGGCCTCTGGTTACAAGCCAACCACAGATCCAGCCCGTATCGCCATCGAGGCATTCGACCGCGCCGGCTTCTCCGCCTATCTATCGGAACCGTTTGACATCGTCAGCGGCACATTTGGCGGCCCGAGGTTCGGACGATTCACATCGTCGGCCATCACGGAAACTGCGGCTGGCCCCACGTTCGGCACAGCCGAGGATATCCGCAGCACGCTGCAGGGGATGTTCACCGATAGTGGGAAGTTAGAGCCGGAGGTTAAGGCGTCCGATGTTTACCGATTCCGAAAGCTCATGCCGTACCAGAATCTTTTTTATCTTCGCCGGCTGATCAACGCGCTGGAAGGCGAATTCAGTGAGGGAGTCGGCGCATCCGGCGCCGGAGTCAAGTCACTACCGGAGCGCGTCACCGAAACGAAGGAATTGCACCGATGACCAGACAGGCCGGAGAGCATACATGCCATCCGTAGATGATGTTCAAGACATAAGCCCGCTGCAGCAGTACAACGCCGCACCAGCGCAGACGGTGTTCGCGTATCCGTTCCCGATCTTCGAGGACGACAACCTCGTGGTCTACAAGGACGACACGTTACTGGTGCTCGCTACGGACTACACGGTTGCTGGCGAAGGCGACGACACAGGCGGCGACATCACCCTCATTGTTCCGTGCGTGGGCGGCGAGGTAATCACGATCTACCGCGACGTGCCGATGGAGCGCCTGACCGACTTTCAGCAGAACGGACCACGCCGCTCAGCTGATATGAACGATGAGCTAGACCGCATGACGATGTACATGCAGCAGCTCAAGCGCGATCTAGGGCGAAAGATCGGGCTGTCCCTGCGCAATCCGCAGGCTAGCAGTGAACTAACGCTAGACCCGATCTCAAGCTGGCTAGAACGGTATTTCTTTATCAATGCAAGCGGCGAGCTTGAGCCTGCAGCCAATATTGGTTCGACCGCGCTGACGCAGTCGGTCATCGGCGGTCTGCTCTATCCGCAAACCGCTGCCGAATTATCAGCCGGCGTCACCCCGGTCAACTATGCGTATGCGCCTGGCGAAGTAGACAGATACGGCACGAACGCCATCCCCGGCACGACCGACATGACTGCCGCATTCAACGCAGCATTCAAGGTGGCTAAAACCTCAGGTACCGATGTCGTTTATGGACGGTCATGGCCTTATCTGGTGACATCCGCAATCGATGTCACCGTTGACACGGGCGCCGACAATTTCGGATTCAACGTGCGCAACATCGGTCAAGCGCACGCCGTCACCGCCAATGCGCCTGGCTACCCGAGCATCCTCGCCGATCACGCGGGCCACGTCTTCGATTGTGCCGGCGCTCCTGCAATCAACTGGTATGACGTGTCTGTTGGAGAAAATTCAGGGGCAGCAGCGAAGTCCGCCTGCTGGTTCTTAGCGCGGCATTCTGGCGGATCATCGCAGATTCATCGCTTCATCAATTGCCGCGTCAACGGGACGTTTGATGATGCGGTTGTATATAACTACGGCTCCGAGGAAGAGGAATACCACGGCTGCGTCTTCGTCAACCAGTCAACGGCCGCTGGCTCGAAGATCTTCTGGTTAACGGCCAACAACATCCTGGGGCTGAGTTCGACCTTCATCACGATTGCGACTGGCACGCAATCAACAATCAACCACAAGATCTTCGGCGGCTCGTTCTACAGCTTCAACACCGACAATACCTCCGATGTCATCGGCGTAGACAACTGCAGAAACATCTACGTGTACGGCGCCTTTTTCGTGTGCAAGGGCCGCTCGTACCTGCATATCGATCCGACCAATGGATCGAGCGACCGTATCGTCTTTCACGGGCTAGAAGGAGAGAACGCTAGCCCATTGAACCTCTACGGCATCCACATGGGCGCGGGCGCCGTCAATAACGCCCAGATCGTAATTCGAGATTCTTACATCCCTTCGCAGACGCGCGCGGTATACGCAGGGGCTGGCGTGACTGTGTCTAGCTCGACCTTCGACAACATTTCGGAGCTTGCCTCGAAGGGCATAGAGATCGTGACGAAGCTGCAACAGAGCTATGTCAATCAGGTTTCTGTCGTCGTCATCGGTGAGTCGGAACTAAACACGCTGATCGGCGACACTTCAGGCTTCACGATCACGACGCGCGACGATGACAACTGGCACGAGACAGGCGCGACCAATACCACTTGGACACCAGGCACAGCCGCCATCACCCACGGCGGCACGTTGACGGTCGGTAACCTTCGACTATCTCTCGAAGGCAAGAAGATGTTCTTCAGCTTGAGCCTTGTCGATACGGTGTCTATGTCTTGGGCTGCCCTTGCCGCGATCACGGGGCTGCCGTTCAGCACTGCGATTGTATCAGCGGACGTGACGGTCGTGAACTACAACACCGGCGCCTCGTTGGGCGTCGGCTTCGTCGAAGGCACTTCGATCAAGCTACCGGTGAACGCTGGCGTCGGAGCAGGCGTCTTCGTGATCATCAGCGGGTCTGCGTATGTGGCGTAACCACTCCACGCAAACGCTGTACCCACTGCCGCTGCATGAACGGCTTCTCAAAGGCGAGGAACAGCAGCGATGCGACGACAAGCAGCGCGGGCATGAGGATTGCCCAAGCAATGGCGTAGTTCACCCACAGCGCTCTAGTGGGTTGGAAGCGCATCGCGTGCGGTCCGAGAGCAGAGATCACGTACTCGTGGTAGAGGTAGGTCGTGTAGCACATGCCGCCGACAACCGCGATCCATTGGTTCGCGAGGATGGCGTGCGTGATGCGGCCATAGAAGGCCGCACAGGTGAGGCCGAGCAACCCCACGCAGGCGAGCGCGCACCAGATGGCGTCGAACATGCCTCCACCCGGACTCCACCACACCCGCGTGATGCATCCGGTGATGGCGTAGAGCAGCGCGACGCTACCGAGCGCGACCCAGTCCATGCGGTAGGTTTTCTCTGCCGTGCCACGGCTGACGTAGATGTCGGCGATGAGAAAACCCACGAGGAAGCAGTGTGCGAAGGCGAGCACGGAGAGGCGCCACTCGTTGATGAACGGCTGCAGGGCGCAGAAGCCCACGATGATGGCTATCAAGATTTCTCGCCGCTGCTTCAAAGCGAAGACTCGCGCGATGAGCGGCGCCAGCAGGTAGAACTGAATCTCGATCTCGAGCGACCAAGCGACCTCGGCAATCGTGCTTTTCTCGCCATACACCAAATTGTGGCTGTAGGTCAGCGTCGAGATGTAGTGAGGGAGAAACTCGGCGAAGTCCCCGTGCCAGGCGCGCAGCACGAAGATCAGCGTGACGAAGATGAAGTACGGCGGCTCGAGCCGGGTGAGCCTGCGCAGGTAGTAGCTCGGCAGATTCACGCCTCGTTCGCCCGCCAGGTAATGAGCGGCGAACGGAAGCGAGATGATGAGTCCGCTGATCGTGAAGAACAGGATCACGCCGAACCAGCCTCGATCCAGTGTGTCGGCAAACGCGCCTTCTCGCGCGAGGCCCGCCGGGGACTTCGCGATCACATAGCCGAGCAGGTGATACATCACGACCGATGCGATGGCGATGAACCTCAGGCCATCGATCTCCCTGACTACCCGGCCACTCGTCGTAACGCGCGTCAGGGTTTCTATCAATCTGTCGGCTATTCGCATAGGCCCATTTCCAAAGGATAGCGCAACTTGGACATTGACGACCAGAACGAGGAATTGCGCTCCAAGGGCCGAAAGAGCGGGGGTGGCTCCGTTGAAATGCACGATGCCCGCTTTTCATCGCTCATCAAGTGGGTATGGGCAGCCCTGGGTGGATTGGCTGTACTCATCGGACTTGGCGTCTACAGCAAGCTTTCTTCGATTAACGACACCCTGATTGCCGCTGTCTCGGACATCAAGAACCAGGGCGCGCAGGTTGCGGAACTGAAGATTGAAGTGCGCGACCTTCGTGGTGCTCAAGGAGCCATGCAGCGTCAAGTCGATAGCCTGGAAGGAAAGACGCTCCGTGGCATCGAGGAGATGAAGCGTGAACGATGACTATCCGGCCTTCGTTCATGGAGAACAGGGCGAACGCTCCGCTCAGGTCATCACCGTGGATTACGGCAAGCACATCGCTTCCCTTGGGTTTTCCATCGCTGCTTTTGCTGTCTCGCTTGCCTGTGCATTGTGGCTGATGGGTCGCACCGTAGCCGCAGAACTTCGGGCAAGTGCCATTGAATCACAGGCATCGAACCAGCTAGCCATGGAAAAGCGCCTCAACACTCAGGCCATCGACGAACTGAAGTTAGAGATGCGCGCGGCTTTCAAGAATCGCGATCTCAGTGATACCCACGAATTGAAGTAGGAGTCCATATGCCTAGCGACCAAGATGTAATCATAATTTCCAACTACCGAACGCGCGTGAACTACTACGGCTGGTTCACTGTACGCGCTTGGGTATTCCTTGCTGCACCAGTTGCTGCGCTCATTGTCGGTCTCATCGTTGGGGCGATAGCGGGCTAATGGAAATCGCGATTGGCATAGGCGCGACCGTCATTCTCGGCTTGCTCGCCGTCGTGTGGAATCTCTTGAACGAAAAGATCAAGTCTCACAAGGAGCACTGCGACGATGAGATCAAGCAGCTGTGGGCGCAGATCGGGCGCGATAGCCACTCTGGTATGAGGGCTGAAGTGCACAAGATCCCCAGCATTCAAACCACGTTGCTCATGCACGGCGATTTGATCAGGCGCGCGAGGGATGAGCGGTGAAACTCATCCTGCGCCGCGAGCCTCCTCATCCTGACTGCACGCTGGGACTGCTCGAGATTGGCAGCCTGACGCTGTGCACGATTGAACGGCCCTGGATTTTCAGTCCTACCTGCAAGGGCGGGTTGAAGGGCAAGTCCTGCGTACCTCCAGGCACATACCAGCTCGTCAAACACGACAGCAAGAAGCACGGCAAGACGTGGGCGCTGGTGAATCACGACTTGGACGTTGTTCATTACGAAGGCGATGACCACGATCCGGATGAGGACAGAGCTACCTGTCTCATTCACATCGGGAATTACGTGCATCAAGTTGAAGGCTGCATAGCTGTCGGCCTCACTCATGCACTGACCAACGGTGAGCACTGGGTGACTTCATCCACTCGTGCCATGCAACGTCTGCAAGCCGTTCTCCCTTGGACTAACGAACATCAGCTTGAGATCACGGAGGCCGCATGAAATGGCTGTGGAAGAACCGCACTAAGGTCGTGGGCTATCTAGGTGCTGGCCTCGCCCAACTCGGCACCAGCGGGCTTATAGAAAGTCCCAAAGCCATAGCTTGGCTCGCCTTCGCCGCATCGATGTGCACGCTCGCCATCGGCCACTTCAACGACTACCAAACAAAACGCGCCAAGGCGCAGGAGACACCGCAATGAACCCATTCTCTCGCCGCATCCATCCAGCTGCTGTGCTGGCAGTCGCACTCGGACTGCTATGTATCACGGGCATCGTGAACGCGCAGTCCACCACTCGCGTGACCAACTGTAACGCAGCGACTCCAACCAACGCCCTGTGTCTGGAATGGACCGCCCCCGCCACCATGACGGACGGAACCCCCACGGTCCTGCCGCTCAACTATCGGGTGCAGCAGCGCGTGGGAACGACAGGCACTTTCACGACCATTGCCAGCAATCTCACCGTGCTCAAGCTGTACGTGGAGAACCTGGCGCCGGGTGAATATTTCTACAGAGTTTTCGCCAATTGCACGGGCTGTACGGCTGAAAGCGCGGCATCGAATACGGCCTCGAGATCAGCTACGACTCCGCCTGTGGTGCCCGGTGCGCCGGTATTGATCATCGCTGCCACGATCCGTGCAGGACAGCCACCGACGTACCGAGTGGTTTACACAGTGCGTCCAAGGACTGGAGAGCTTGTGTTTGTCGCGCCTGAGGCGATGCGCAGTGCATTCAGGTAAAGACCGCTACGGCGTCCGTCCCCTGAACCATCACGAGCTCGCCCTATGGGAGTCTCGTATGGCTGAACTGAAGGACAAAAAGCGTCCCGTGGTAAAGCAGGTATGGCATCCCATGACATACGCACAGGTGTGTGCGTTGAGGTGGCCTAAGTGTTAGGACAGTGGAAATTGATCGCCGGCCTCGCTGTCCTAGCCGTGATAGGGGGGCTGATATGGTACGAGGTTGGTGTCCACAAAAAGGCTGCCCGTGTGGATCAAGCTGAGGACCGTGCAGAGGCTGCCGAGAAGGGCAGGGCTCAAGATATGGCTGAGGTAGTAAGGCGTCTGGATGCCGATGCTATTCAGCGTGGCGAGTTACTGGCGAAGTTCGCGAGCATCGATGAGCGTTTCAACTCGATCAAGATTCCAGATCCCAAGGTGTTGGTTCAGACGCGGGAGGTTCCCGGTGCGTGTCCTGTGGTTGGCGTTTCTGACGAGTTTGTGCGCGTGTTCAACGAAGCCTCAGCCCCTTGAGATTCCCTCCCCAAAACCATTAGAGGCAATGCAGCCGTGTTCGCTACAGCTATGCACGCTGCGGCCAGAGATTGTGAATCTCGAACCTGCTGACCAGTTGGCGATGATCCTGGCTTGTAAAGTTGCCGACGCAGAAACGTACCGTCGATGCCAAGCCAAACAAGATGCGTTAGTGTCATGGATCAAAGCTCGCTGAGTTTGTAAAATGCTCGCATGCACCTCTCCGACGACGACCTTCGCGACGCTGCCATGGGCCTTCGTGCATTAGCCCATATCGCTGAATCAGATGCTGCAAAAACACAAAACCCCTCTGTGCGAGATGCATTTCTAGAGCAGGCGAGGAAGTACAGGGCATTGGCGGAAAGATTTGAGAGGGCTAGGGCCATTCCTTCATCAGTCGTTCGGTAAGCGACTGCTGTCGTTCAGCTTCGGCTTTCTCAGCTTCTCGCTGTCTGGCCGTTCGCGCCATCCAGCATATCGAACAACCGCAATGCGCTGTCATCATGGCGTGCTCACGAGCTACGTCCATGATGGTTACCGGCCGTGAGAGGGCAGAGCTGAAACTCGGATCGTAGGTTGGCTCACTCACTGCACACTCCTTCCCGCACATTCCTCACACACACTCGAAGCATTTTCAGCTCTCAGGTGGAGGCTCGAAGCTTTTCCCGCAGATTCTGCAGACGAAGGTGCGCTGGGCGTAGGGCGGTGGAGCTGGCTCGGACATGACCTAATTTACCCCCGCCACAGTGTGCTCCCATTGTGCTCCGTCCACCCCCGAAACAGCCCGTTTCGGCCCGCGAAAACCCCATAAGTGGACTGATTCCATTATGAGCCTAGCCTTCGCAATGCGAAGGTCGAGGGTTCGATCCCCTTCCGCTCCACCAGTCTTTTACGCTGTTTGGCTGCATTAGAGGCCCTAGGCGCGGTCTTCTCAGTGTGCGCCCCGTGTGCCACCAGTTCGGCCGCTCTGGCCGTCTGAGACGGCGCCAAGTGGGCGTAGCGAAGCACGCTTCGGTAGTCGCGCCAGTCGCCGAGCACCATCAATTCTTGCAACGTCACGCCGTTCTGCACAGCCCATGAAGCTCCTGTGTGCCGCAAATCGTGCCAGCGCAAACCGGTAATGCCGGCTTTCCAGCTTGCACGGCGAAAGGCCAAGGTGTTGCAGTCATCGATGCGCTTGCCGTTCCACACGAACACATACGGCGATGTTGGAGGCGACAGCCAGCGGAGCATGCGAAGAGCTATCACGGTCGGCTCATTGAGTGCGAAGCCAAATGTGCGGCCGGTCTTTTGGTGAGCTCGCGGTATCCAAGCCCGCCGCTCATACAGGTCAACGCGCGACCATTCCAGTTGCAGCATGGCCCGCATCCGAAGCATGGTGAATACCGCGACCTTGGCGGATAGCACGAGATGCATTGGTAGGTGCTGACACAGCCTATGAAACTCCGCGTGCGTCAGGAATCGCGGCTCGTCGGTTGCTGGCCGGTACATCGGGATTGCCGGCGCCTTGTCCAGCATGTCTCTGGAGACGCAGTATTTCAGCACCGCTGAGACCGTCCCCATCATCCGATCGATGGTCGAATGGCTCCAGCCATCGGTAAGCCCGTCTTTCCTCAATTCCTCCAGAGCATCGGAATCCACTTCCCGAACCTGCGCATCGCCAATTCGCTTTTCCAGCCACGTCAGTATCCATCGGTCGCGTTTCTTGTCTCGAGTCGATGAATCTAGCCATTCTCGCGAGGCCGCTTTCCACGAAACGGCACCACGGTCTCCGAGTTCTTCGAGACGCCAGAGGCGCTTTCGCAGAGTGCGCTCGTATTCCTCGGCATCGTTCCGGTCCGCAGTGCGCGTCGATTCGCGAGTCTTGCGGCCAAGCCGGACCCACCAGAACGGGGAATTGGCGCGTTTGTAGAGCGGCATCTGGCGTCAATCCATGCTTGGAATACTTCTTCGCTGACGATCCAGCGCCGGCCCACCTTGGTCCCCGGCGCTTCCCCTTCGGCCATCATCTTGCGCAAGGTGTCGGGATGACACAAGGCGCGGCGGGCAGCTTCCTTGTGGTCTATGATGCTCACTCTGGCAGCTCGCCGATATCCACCAGTTCAGCCATGACATTCTCGTCAATCTCTTCCAGAGCGTTGCCGATTCCACGGCGGCCCTCTAGTTCCTTGAAGATCGCTTCCACGATGTCTTCTGATAGCTGTCCGATTCCGGCGCTAGTCATGCTGCCATCTCCAAATGTTTGTTGACCTTCGCTAACAACTCATCGTCAGTGCCATAGCGCTCACGAAAGGCTTTCGACTCCAATCTCAGCGAGGGGCCGAAATACATTCGCATCTGATGGGGCGTCCAGCCGGGCAGTGGGATGCCCTGATGGTGGTAAAGCCCAAGCGGAACCGTGAAAGCATGGCCCCGTCGTCTGCCGCCGCTGAGTGTGTGATGCACTTCAGTCCGGCCACATGTCAGGCCATAGCTCCAACAAGCCACACAGCGAGTCATGGACAGAAGTTCCATTCGCCTGCTTTCAGACTTGGTGGGCTTCTTGCGGGTCACGCGGCTCTCTCGTGAACAAGGTACTCAGGCCCGAAGTGCTGGCAAATTGCCGCCTCAACGCGTTCCCAGTAGCTAATCCACTGCTCCTGGCTCATCTTGTCGAACGCAATCCGCTTGGGCGTTCTGATCTCAAAGCCATCACCCGGCATGACGTTGAAGTGACCAGCGAGAATGCGTAGCTCGTAGTCAATCGAGTCTTTGTCGCGTGGCGGATCTTGGTTCTCACCAATGGCCGTGCAGATCGCGTAGTACCTACGAAGCTCGTTCGCGCATCGCGGCCGAATGATCGACACCAGCAAACACTCGCCATCGCCCATCTTCATCAAGCCCTTCAATGCGGCTTCGTCCGATGGGTGAAGGGCCATGCCACGCTTGTGGAAAAACGCACTCACGCTCTTTCCTCCGCGCGCTTCTTCAATCGATTAAGGATGCAGCGCAGGGTTTCTGGTTTTACCCCAAGTTCGCGCGCTTTCGCCTGCGGCGTTCCCAAATGCTTTCTCGCGCAATACCAAGCCCACAGTTCGATCTGCTGCAATCGGGTTAGCTTCGATGCGCGGGCGCGCTTTCGGGGCTCGGGGAAGTTCACGCCGCCGCCCTCGTGGGTTGAATCTTCTCGATGAGTTCGAGCATTTCGGAGTTGAATCGCGCGACTTCTGCGGCGAGGTTCTTGATGTAGTCCTCATCGCGGTACACGCGCTTGACGAACAGCGGCAGCTTCGGCCAGTAGGAAACGAAGTCCAGCCACTCGCGCTCTGCGACCCACAAGGCCCCTTGGACCTGAGCCACGTGCTCACTCGGGAGCTTGTCGGCGAGGATGCATTCGAGCTGCAGGGCTGGAAGCTTGGTCTTGATCTCTAGCATCCCCTTGTCGCCGATGAAAGAGTCAGGTGAAACACCCTTGTCACCGTTTCGGATGAAGCCGACACGGTCTATCTCAGCGTCCGTCATGAACACATACAGATCCCGCGCCTCAGCCTCCATAAGCTTGCCCCGCTCCATGTAGTCGTTGCAGTAGGACTCAGCGGGTTCGCCCGTCAGTCGCTCTCCTGCTAAGTCCAGCAGGTACCTTTTGCGGGTCTTGCCTTCGCCCTTCGCCAGCACCTTGGAGAAGTTCGAAGCCGTGGGAATGCCGAGACGGCATGCAAACCATTCCGGCGTGCCTTGTTCGCGGTCGAAGCGTTCGATCATGCCCGCGCCCTCTTGGCCTCAAGAAGTTTGATGACAGCGGAATAGTTCGCGGCCGGGATTTCCTCGAGACTCTTGACCTTGAGGTACTTGAGGAACTTGGCCTTGTCGGAGTTGCTCTCCGTGAGCAGCGCAACGATATTGGCGATCTGCTCATTGTTC